AGCCTCGTATGCAGCGTAGTATGCACCAGTGGTCTCGGATGTGATTCCACGGAAGAACATTAGCGAACCTGCGAACTGGGCGAATCCACGCTCCTGTACGGCACCTTCGTCAACGATACCACGGTCATCAATCTTGTTGGAGTCAGTTGAGCCAAGCTCGTATGAGTCCCACGCAATTGCTGAGGTTAGGTCTAGTGAGCCAGCGGCGCTAAAGTCAGTAATGTCTGGAGCTGCAATCCATGCGTCTTCAGTACCAGTAATGTTTGCGGCTGGAATCCAGTAAACCTTGACCTTGCCGTTAGCTGTTGTCTTGGTTCCGACAGTAGCTGCAAGCGCTGGGCCTGTTCCTGCTGTTCCAGCACCAACTGCAACGTTAACTGCTACTTCACCAGTGGTTAGGAAGCGAGCTCCGTCACGAATCATTTCACCATCGCCAAGAAGCTCGACTGGGAAGTCGGTCTTTACGCCATAGATTGATACTTCCTGACCAGCTGCAAATGCTGCATCGTGTGCATATCCAACACGCTTGATTAGGTAGTACTTTACGTCAGGGTTCTTGAATAGGTCACGGAACTTGTTGTAAACAGATGTGGCTGTTGGGTTCTCGTCACGGAAGCCATCAAGAGATGCCTCGTAGTTGTAGTAAGTTGGGGTTGATACTGATGCGTTGTCAACGATAGCTAGTGAGTCATCGGAGTCAGAGTCAGTCATGTTTAGTGTGTAATCGTCAGTAATTGCTGGCGAAATATTAAATACCTTTGTTGCTGCGGTAATCTCAGTTAATGTTGGAGTCTTGTAGTTAGCAAACGCATCAGCGGTAGCAACATAAATACCAACGTTAGGTCGGAGTAGCTTAGTGGGCATCTTCGTGTTCCTCGTTCTCTATGTTAGTTTCTGGAGCAGGCTGCTCCTTGGTTTCTTCAGTCTTTGACCAGGAAAACCCCATGGTCTCAGACTTGATTTTCTTTTCTTTCTTTGGTGCAGCCTCAACCTGTTCGTCTACTAGAACAAGGTCTTTGCCCAAAACTGGGTGCCCAATGTAATGATTAGGCACACTGACAGACTTGCCAGTGCGAGTATTCTTTGCGTTAGCCATTAGAATCCTTCCATGCTTCTTCTATTTTACCATATAGTGTTCACTGGGAACGTGAACCCAATCTCAGCCACATATCTGTTTGGCTTTATATCCGCTACGGTGTAGGATAATCCTCCGCCAGCCAGGGTTAGCTCTCCAGCGTCTGCTGGTGAATAGCCAGTAAGCTTGTCTCTTACGACTTGAGCAACCTGCCTAGAAGAACGTTCTGTTGGCCCAACACAAGAAACAACTATGTATGATGTCTTTACATCGTACTTAGTTGACAGAATACCGCTGGCAGTTGGGTTGTCGTACATATCTGCGAACTCAACAACTATGTAAGGTAGCACCATTCCATTGGCATCAAACTTTAGTTTAGAGTCATCTGGTGCGGTAGTCTCGTAGACATCCTGTGCAAGCTCATTGAGCTTTGTGACAATGCTGTCTTGAACTGCTAGTAAATTAAGGCTCATCTGTAGTTAGCACCCCCTGGGTTTTTACCCGTTCTGTTATAGCTTCTAATTAGCTTAGCCGCAAAGTCCCTGACTCTTGGTAGCATTTCAAGGTAAGTTCTGTAAGTAGAGCGCATGGCTGGCACATTCCGAGTTCCGTTTTCTTGGAAGCCAAAGTACTTGTACCAAATCTCTAGCCAACCAATCTTCACAGAGTAAGAGTTCTTGCCCTTAGTTGTGCGGTAGATGATAGAGTTGTTCATCAGCTTGGTGTCAATTCTATTAGCGTACTTCTTCATCGTTGACTTGCCCTCTACACCAATCTGGGTCATAGCCTTTGCAAGAGAGCCTGTCATCCTGTTGCCGTCTGGAAGCATCTCGATTGTCCTAGAGAAAGCTCCGCCCTTGGAGGTAGATACCGATTTGGTTTTTGGGGAAATGTAAAACATTCCGCCACCAGTCCTGCTTTGTGGGATGCCAGCCTTAGTAAAGGTTTTGTCAATCTGAAAGCCAAGGTCAGAAAGCTGCTTTTTTACATCTCTTACAGTAGTGTCAAGATTGCTGTATTCAAAGACAAACTCTACTGCGTTATCAAATTCGTTTTTGCCGTCTGTGGAGTAGCCGCCATATCTAGCAGCCATCAGGGACGGGAACCTACGTTCCACTAGAAACCACCGTTGGGTCTAGCTCTGAGTCAACCCTGCAAACCAAGGTTCTTTCCCATGAGTTGCTTGAGTTCAGAACATCAGTAACCACATAGATAAACTTTTCAAGCGATGTGTTGTAAGGTGCAGAGGTGACCTTCATCTTGTCATTTGGCCTGATATCTGGCATGGCTGCGGTTGCACCCTGAAGTGTGTTTTTGTTATAGGCAATCTGCACTCTAACAGTTTTGATAAAGGTTGGGTTATAAACATCAGTAACTTCGCTTACTGCGTTTACTGGCTGAATACGGGCTTTGCCGTTATAAAGAGCTGTGTTAGTTCCAGTCCAGTTATTGGTGATAGGGTCATAAACCTGGGAGCCAGAAGCTGAGTTATAAATCTGCACAGTGGCAAGCATGAGCCCATAGCCCACTGGTCTGTTGTGGGTTGGCCACTTAGGGTGAATTGCGCTTCTAGAGTTTAGAGCCAAGAGTTATCCCACTTGACTGTCTGTGGCACAACAATGAAGCTATCGTCATAGGAATCCGCTAGGTCATCCCTGTCAGCTTCTTCCTGCAAATGCTTGGCCTGTGCACGAAGCTCAGCACCTAGCTTAGCGCCGTCTGTTGTGTAGTCAGCTGTGCGGATAACTTTGTTAATTAAAGCTTCGGAGGTAGCAAGCACAAGCTTAGCCTGAGCTGCAGCTCTCTTTACATTACCAGAGTATAAAGTAATAAAAGCTTGGACCTGAGGGTCGCTAAAGACATACTCGCCGTGGTCGTAAGTTCCCGATGGGTCAAGTAGTTGCTCTGTGTCGGGAATTAATAATCTAACCTGCCCAATTGCAGTTGCATAGTTTGGCGGGAAGATGTCGGTAACGTGGCTCATGCTTCTATTCTACCTTATCCTTATGGAGTTAAGTATCTAATAATTACTACGCCCGAACCGCCAGCAAATCCAGCACCACCAAGATAGCGACCACCACCGCCACCGCCTGTATTTGCAGTTCCAGCGTTACCAACTTCTCCACCGCCACCAATACCAGCAGTTCCAGAAGCTCTGTACCAGTGACCACCAGCTCCTCCACCAGCGTAATATCCAGATGCACCAGAGGATGTTGCAGATGCCCAAGTTGAATAAGCGCCCGTTCCAGCCCCTCCGTTTCCTGAAGTGCTTGTTGTAGCATTTCCACCTACAGCTCCAGCTCCCCCACCACCGCCAGAAACCTCATATGAAGAAATTCCTACAGTACCCTGACCACCATTGTTTCCTTGACCAGAAACCCCCAGGCCACCCATAGTGTTTGGTGAAGATGTAACTCCTCCACCACCTCCACCTGAGCCGCCGTCAAATCCATTATTTCTACCGCCGTCTGCGCCACGACCTCCACCGATTGCCTGTAGTGAGGAAAAGCTAGAGTTAGAACCATTACTTGATATACCACCAGCGCCAACAATAACTTCGTATTGCTGCGCAATTAAATCTACAGAAGACTGCAATACTCCGCCAGCACCACCACCACCAGAGTAACCATTTCCACTAGAGCCGCCGCCAGCTACCAGTAATGCTTCTACGGATATGTTTCTATTTACTTTAATGCTTGATGAGCTAGTAAATTTGTGATACGTATACCCGCCAGATGTCGTTACAATTCCACCCTCAATTACTGGACTAACAAGCGTAGCGCCATCAGACCCACGCCTAACGCCGTAGAGGGAAATGGTTGTCCCAGCAGCCCAGTTATTGCCAAAGTATGCTGTAAATGTAGCAGAAGTAATTGGAGATGTATTAGACCATAGCCCATTTAAAAGTTCTTGTGTGCTTGATGTTGCGTTATTTTCCATAACGCTATCGGAAGAGTAAGACTTATTGCTTGAGCTTGTATAGTTAGGAATATGAAGCGAGCAACTACCAAAGGTATTAGCGGTAGGGGCAGAGCCTAAAGACACGCCCATAATTCTTGCGTCAGTCCCACTTGTAAAGGAAGCGGAAGCTGCTGAGCTACCATTTCCTTCAAGGATTCTAATGTTATAGCCACTAGTAGTTGAGTTAAAAGAACCAACTATATAGCTTCCTGTGTATCCTGTTGCGTTTTCTCTAGTAGAAAATAAAAAATATAAATCCGTAAAATCTTGCGGGATAGAATTAAATGATATTGATGCTTGCGCTGATGTCAGCTCAACGGTCTGAATGTGGTACTTCAACATTATGCAATCCTGCCGTAAAGATTAAAAGTTGAGCCCGTGGCAAGTTGCCCGTTTGGAGTAGTGACAACAATTGAATTTAATGCTGCTGTACTTGCCCAGCGACCAGCCCAGGCCCAAACCGAATCATTTGGAATATTCGACCTGCTAATAGTTACCTTGTGCTTATCAGTTGCTGCATAATCCATAATTTGAATTGTATTTAGGCTAAAAGTATTTGCAGTTGTGTTACCCTCGTTTAAACGACCTACTGAAAGTATACCGACATTTGAACTAGCTGAGCTAGAACCTGAGCCGCTTCCGATTCCAAACATTCTAACCCAGTTATAGTTTAAACCGCTGTCTCCATTAAATCTATACTCAAAGCCATCGTTACCAGTGCCAGCATAAGTATTGCGAACAGTGCTTACCAAAACCAAATCCCTATAATTCTGCGGGATTCCAGAAAACGACACAGACGCACTTGCTTGCTGCAAGGTGATTGAAGCTAATGCCGTCATTGACTGAAGTGCCATTATGCAGTCACCCCGTAGAGGCTGAAGCGGGAGCCTGCAACCATATTACCAAATGGGTCAATAACTTTTATTTCACTTATTGGAGATGTTGATGCAACGCTTCCACTGTGCATAATTACCCTGCTATAAGAAGATGATGTCATACCAGTTAGGCACCTAAGAGTTTTATTTTTATTAGAAGAATAAGCATCTAAAATATCTATAATTGCTGGACCAAAATTACTTGTGCCAGCTGTGGCTCCTGGACTTCTAATCATTCTCATGCTTGCCTGTCCAGTGGCAACACCCGATACTGGAGATGTGCTACCGCTTGACAATTCATGCCAAAAGTAACCTGATGTTATGCCATTAAACTGAACTGCCATTGGTGAATCGGTTTCGTTTCTATCGGAGCGTGCAACTGCAACAATTTGCAGGTGCTTATAAACTCCAGCGTACTGAGCAAGATTTTCAAACGTCACTGAGCTTACGCTAGAATCTAAAACCCTAGTTTCAATCAAATATTCAGAGGACGGCACAGAGCCAGCAAGCATCGAGCGATACTTCTGGTCATTTGTTATTGATGACCTTGATGCAGACTTAATCACGTCTGCTCCTTACAATACTAGAAGTGCTGCTTCTTCTTCTGTCAAGGCATCGCCTGACACAAGTTTCGCACGGGCGGAAGTCTTTAGTGCCTCGATGCGGGCTTCTTCTGCAAGGCGAGCTTCCTCGGCTGCAGCGGCTTCAATAGCCATCTGCTCACGCTCTGCGATTTCCTCTGCACTTAGCGGAACATACTGCTGAGTTCCAGTCGCACAGTCAACTACAAGCTTCATAGGTGTTTCACTCATTTACTTCAACTTCTTTCCAGTTTAGGTTTTCTTCGTCCCACTCGTATATTCTACCATCTTGTGGGTAAGGTGTTGGAGACATCCACTTGGCTGTCTGTGTGTTTAGAGTCCATGACTCGAAAGGCTGCGGTGCAATGAATGCATCTAGTTCTTCATCGTAGGTATATCCAATACCAGCAAAGTTTCTGCGGATGGTTCCATTGTATGAAGTCTGCACCCATGTGCCACCAAGGTTTTCTACGAACCAGTCGTAGCCTTCGTTTGGAAGATTGTTATCTCCAACGAGCACCCTTAGGACAATGTTGTTTTCATCTAGTTCTGCAAAATGTGACATATCTATATTATACCTTACTATGCCTTGTATCTAATGATTACGATACCTGAGCCGCCAGCGTATCCGTTTGTGCCAGAGTTTTCTCCTCCACCGCCACCGCCACCAGTGTTTGCTGTTCCTGCTGAACCTGCAGCAAAAGGATTTCTAGCAGTACCATTTCCACCGCCACCTACTGCGATTCCCCTGTTAGCGCCTTCTGAGCCTGCACCTCCACCGCCAGCTCTCATAATAGCTGAGCCAGTAATACCAGAGGTTACACCAACACCGCCATTTCCGCCAACTGAACCAGAGGTTGCGCCGTTACCACCCACTCCACCTGCACCACCACCACCTCCAGAACTAAAGTAAGCTGCGTTACCACCAGCAAAGCCCTGCCCAGTTGTTCCTGAACCGCCAATAGAAGTTCCGCTTGATTCGCCAAAACCACCACCACCCCCAGAACCACCTAGAGCACCAGTGCCGCCTGTTGGATTTCCATAGGCACCTCCACGTCCACCGCCAATAGAAGCTATTGAACCTAGAATAGAGTTTCCACCATTTGTGGCAGAACCGTTACCGCCCGAACCGCCTGCGCCTACCTGAACAATTAAACTTTGATTTCCTAAAAGCTTTAAAGGAGCTTCTGCTGACGCTCCACCACCAGAAAGCTCTCCAGTTACAGAAGCACGGTACCCACCAGCACCACCGCCACCGTTAATTCTTTCACCGCCACCGCCACCAGCGACGACTAGGTACTGGCAGTCTAAGTCCTCTTGTGCATAAAAAGTCCCAGACCCAGTAAAGCTGTGCACCCAGTAACCATTAGCAAAACTAATCGCACCACCGACAGCCTTAGGTGCACCGATTGCCTGCTGGCGGTTGATGCCGTAGAGGGATACTGAGGAGCCTGCAACCATATTAGTGCCTATTGATAAGGACGTAATTGCTGCTGTGTTTGACCATAGGCCAGCGTGTAAACCCATGTAGCTTGTTGTGGAGTTATTTTCCATAACCCCATCAGCTGAAAAGGATTTATTATTAGAGCTGGAATAATTTGGTATGTAAATTTCAGTATTTGAAAAACTATTAGCCGTACTTTGAGCACCGTTTTGAACAAAAATAGGCGTATCTGAGTCACTAGACGGGTTCAGACCATCTCCCCATAATCTACGACCAGTAAAATTAGCACTTGATGAATTAAACATTAATTCAACAGAGCCGATTGGTGAAGCGCTTGTAGTTCTTCCAGAAATTATAATTTTTAAATCACTATAAAACTGTGGTATGTTCTGAAATAAAACAGAAGAAGTAGTTTCAGTAACTTCTCTACGCTCAATAAGTGTGTATGACATTACGCCTCGATTCCGTAGAGGTTGAACGTGGTTCCGACTGCCCAAGTTGTAGAGATAGCCTCAACAGCGACAGCTGTAATCGCTGCGGTGTTAGCCCAACGGACAGCGTGAGCAGCAACATTGTCGGCAGGAATGTTTGACCTAATCAAGACTGTCTTGTGCTTATCGGTTGCCGAGTAATCCATAATTTGTGCGATTGAATTTAGCGTAAGAGAGGGATTTCCTGTTGTCAAAAGTCCATAAGTTCTAGTGTCGGTGCTTGATGTTGGGCCTGTGTACATTCTGACCATAGAGTAGTTGCTACCTGAATCAGAATTGAATCGTAGCCCTGTAAATTGATTGGCAGAAGTATTTCCGTTTACGACTATCACAAGGTCACGCATAGTTGCTGGAATTGACGAGAAGGTGACTGTTGCACTTGCAGCAGCAAGCGTCACGCTATTAATCTGAGTATAAGTTTTCTTTGGCATTATCGGATTCCGTAAAGTGAGAAGCGAGAGCCTGCGACGAAGTTTGTGCCGCCATTATCGTAAATTTGTATCGAAGTAATAGAAGCAGTGCTTCTATGAGAAGCAGAGTATAAGTAAATAAAATTATTGCTAGTCTGGCCGCCTAGGATTCTTGATGTTTTATTTTTAGTCACGCTAAAAGGGTCTAGCAAATCAAAAACCATTGCGCCAAAAGCATTAGCAGTAGAACTACCCCCAGGAGCAACACCAAAAAATGCCCTATCTGTGAGAAAGCTAGCTGAACTAACAGCTGAACCATTACCAACAAGTTCGTGAGAGGAATAATTGCTTGCCGTATCGCCATTCAACCTGTGAACCAAAGTTGCTGCTGTGGTTGCACCAGAAATCCTTGCAGTTGCTCGAATCTGCAAGTGTTTATATTCAGTAGCATATTGATTCAAGTTGTTGAAAGTTATAGAACTTGCAGGTGACGCAACAAACACAGACTCAATTAATTCAAAGTCGTTAAAGTCATATCCAGCATTCATGGAGCTAGAGTAATTTGAGAAATTCTCTAGCGTGGAGTTCTTAAGGCTTCTTACTGCCATGGTAACCCCTAGCTAATTTCAGAGCCGAATACGTTGAAGCTTAGGTTAGCGGTGGATGCGTAAACTGTAACAACGTCTGTAGTCGCAAGGGTAATACCAAGCGTTAGAGTCGTTGAGTCGGATGCGCCCACTGTAACGTCATAAGCAATGTAGTGCTGGTTAGCAAGTGTTGCACCAGCAGGTCGCACAGCGATGCGATAGGTTGCTGGTGAAGCTGCTCTGTTTGCTACTACGATAGTTGAAACTACAGCAGAAGTAGAGCTAGGCACAGTGTAAACGTTTGTTGCAGTAGTTGCGCTAGGTGCACTTTGTGCGAGTACTTTGTAAGTGGTTGCCATTTGGCTATGCTCCCATCAAGAGAAATGAACTAATTGTTTCTCCGCCAGCGGCAGCTGCAGAGTTTATCCACTTACCAGAAGCGGAGTCGTAAGTCAAGGACTGCCCGTTAGTTGGGTCAGTAATAACAAACGAAGTAAGGTCTGCCATTGCATGAGTGTGTGCAGACGGAGTGAATGTTGAAGGCTTGTTTGTAATTGCTGACCAGTCAACATCGGCACCAGAAGCATAAGCCAATGAGGTCCAAGCTGTTGAGCCATTACCAATCTTAAGCTTGTTAGTGTTGGTCTCAAAACCAATCTCGCCAGAAGCAAGTGTTGGGTTAGTCGAAGTCCAGTTAGACGCAGTATCTCTGCGAATCTGGATTTTAGTCTGTACTGGCATTAGGCGTTGCCTCCATCAATAGTGTTAGCCTTTTCCCAAAGGCTAGAAGTGCTATTCCATTTTATCAGGTCCCCATCGTTTGGAGTAGCTACACTAACGTTACCAATGTCATCAAGAGTAGTGTTAGACCAGTTAAAGCCAACCGTAGAAGTGCCTGAGTTGTATGTAATCGGGGCGGTTACAAGTAGGTTATCTAGGCTACCAGCTGGACCTTGGATACCCTGAATACCCTGGATACCCTGCGCTCCAGTAGCACCTGTGGCACCCTGCAAAGCTAGAGGGAACCAGAAAGTAGAGCTTAGGCTTGGGACTTCAGCGACTGGTGGATTACCAGAAGCAAACCAAGATGCGCCATTATAGAAAACTGCATCATTATTTACGTAATCAACAGTATTGGACCAAGTGCCTTGCCAGAGAATACCAGTTGCACCAGTTGCTCCTACTGGTCCAGTGTCTCCAGTGTCACCTTTATCTCCCTTGTCACCTTTGTCACCACGTGGAATAGTAAAAGCAAGTGACTGAGTTGGGGAAGTTCCAGAAACAGTTACAGATGCGCTTGACCCAGCAGCACCAGTTGTGGTTCCAGAAACAGTAAGAGCATTTGCAGGACCCGCTGGTCCAGTGGCACCAGTAGCTCCAGTGGGTCCAACTAGATAGAAAGTTCCGTTTGCATCTGGCACAGGGCTGACGCTAGTTAGGTCTACAGTTGCACCGCTTGCAAGAGAGAAGCTAAAGCTTGGAAGAGTTAGTGGTGTGCCAGCTGGGTCAGTAAGTCTAAAGTCAACACGCCATGTCCAGTTAACTGGATTGTTCTCAGGGTCATCAGTTGCAACTAGCCTTACGCCAAGTCCGTCTGTGCCAGCAAATGCTCGAAGGTATCCATCTACGTCAAGAGGCACCTCAACAGTTGCTGGAAGAATTGTAACTGGGTCTGGGGATGCCGTTGCGTTTTTAAGAAGTACTGGGGAAGCTGTAAAGAATACACTTCCAGCAGCTGGTATTGCATCTGGTTCTGGACCAGAATCAACCGTATCACCGTAAGCTAGGATAAACCTACCCTTTACGGTACCGTAAGAAACGTTGCTTGGAATGTTAGGCATTATGTCTTTATTATACCTTGACTATGCCGTTCCGCCATCAATCGTCTGGACGCTTAAAGCACCATACGAAAGTTGTGACCAGGTTTTTACTCCATCGCCAATTTTAAATAATCTAGTATCGGTTTCTAGGCCCATCTCGCCTTGAGCAAGAATTGGATTAGCAGCAGTCCAGTTGGCTGCCGTGTCATTTCTAAGTTGTATTTGAACTGCCATTAGACAAGTACCGCATTTCCGCCCACTATTGGACTAATCCCGCCATAAACGCTATTGGACTTTCCACCATCAAGATTACCAGAAACACCTGGAATGGTTTCATTAACCCATAGAGTTCCATTATACACTAAAGCCTGTCCCTCCAAGGGAGAAGCTATCTGCACATTGTGTAGTTCCTGCAGTTCAAACCCATTTTGTGGTCTAATAAAAATCTCACCATTGTTAGCATTAACCCTAGTCACGACACCAATATAAACTAAGTGAGCTGGTGCGTATGGCTTATTCGTTAAGCCGTAGATTAGGTTTCCAGCTGTGCCTAGCCATACTGGGTCACCAGCGGTTGTGCCAGCAGTATTTAGACCAGCTAGCAAACCTTCAGTAATTACGTTTACTTTTGCATTGGTTGAGCCACCCGCTTCTAGCAAACCCATTGTTTTTGATGAAGTTTGCTCTGAAGCATTTGATGCTTTCGACACAATCATGTTTGTGCCGTCTGAAGAGCTTACATAAACAGCCTGACCTTTGGCAATTGCTTCGCCAAGTTTTACCTCATGCTTTATAACGCTTGTGTATCCAGCAGACGGTAGTGAGCTAGTCCAATAAGTGTCGTAGTCATCACCATCAACTTTGGCAAGAACCTGCCCAGCTGTACCACCAGGAGGAACTCCAGGACCAACTAAGCTATCTAGCCACTCCGCTTCCGTACCAATGAATCCATCAATAACAGCAACTTGATAAGCAGAAAAACCGTTTTGACCTTGAGCTCCCGTTGCTCCTGTAGCGCCCGTATCCCCTTTCGGTCCAGTATTACCAGTATCGCCTTTAACACCTTGTGCACCTTGAGCTCCTTGCTCGCCTTGGATTCCTTGTATGCCTTGGATTCCTTGGTCGCCAGTATCGCCCTTTAAACCTTGTGGGCCCTGGGCCCCAGTATCTCCTTTTGCGCCTGTTGCTCCAGTATCTCCAGTATCTCCTTTTACTCCTTGAATACCTTGGCTTCCAGTGTCACCTTTTAGTCCAGTGTCACCCTTTAGGCCCTGCTGCCCCTGTATGCCCTGTATGCCCTGTTCACCTTGGTCACCCTTATCGCCCTTGGCTCCAGTTGCTCCAGTGGCTCCAGGCTCGCCCTGCGGCCCCTGAGGACCTGCTGGGCCTTGTGGTCCAACACTACCCGCAGCAGAATCGCCACCACCACCAGATGGTTTTTTGTCAATGCGCTCAATTTCCCCTTCAACCTTTTCAGCCCATTCTTGGGATTGAGGGGGTAAGTTACTGTCAGGCCAGATAATCATACTAGCTCTATTCTATCAGTCATTGTAGGGAAAACCGCCCTGGAGTCAAGCTCAACAGGGCGGTTTTCGCAACACACACACGATGAAAGGAGGTACATCATGTAGTGCTATTCTATCATGTATTAGCCTTTATTGACCACAAGTGATTTGATTCTTTCCATGCGGAAACCACTCCAGTGTTGGTTTCCAGAAATAATCACAGGGGCTGCAGTGTAACCAAGGGCCCTTACCATCTCGTAAGCTTCCTCGTTCTGGCTAAGGTCAACTTCTGTGTATTCGATGTTCATGCTTTTCATTAAGCGCTTGCTTGTGTCACACTGGACACAGGACGGCAATGTATAAATTACTGCTGGCATTTTTCTCCTTTAGGATTGTGAAACCCTATTATAACATTGTCTAGAAATCCAACCTAGTGTAAGTAACTTCTGGATTACCATCCATATATTCATCAACTAAAGATAATCTAGTTTTAGCTCCAGGTCTTGGAGAATGTATAAATAATCCAGCGCCAATATATATTCCATTGTGATATGCCACTTCTGAGCCACCATGGGAGAAGGAAACCACGTCACCAGGCAATGGTTCTTTTGTGTGCTCACCAGAATACATCTGTGCTGTTGCGGAGTGCTCTAATTGTAAATTAAATTTAGAATAAAACCACATCACAAGGCCAGAGCAATCCCAGCCTTCTGGGGTAGAGCCTGCGAATACATACCACGTATTGTGAACGTATGGTTGCAGTTCCATAATCCTTTGTTGCATTTGACTTGCTCTAAGTTCAGCAGCTTCTTGTTCTTTAATTTGTACAATTAAATCCCAGAAGTTTGAAGTCACTTCTTCTTGTTGTGTTGCTATTTCTTTTTTTACATCTGCCTGCGATGGAACTCCACAGGTTGTTAGCACAAGTGTCATTGCACTAATTGCGATAAGCTTTTTCATAGGACCACCTTTCCTTGCGTTAGTACTGGTCTTTTGTAATTATGCCCCTATTAAGTTATTGGTATATTATAGCACAGTTGTGGGTAAAAGAAAACCCCCCACCGAAGTGAGGGGCTATCTTTAGGGGCTTTGAGCTATTAGCTTCCAGCTCCAGTTGAAGCAATGGTTCCAGCAGGAACGAAGAATCCACCAGTAGCGATGTGGCGGATTCTCATCTGCCAGTCATCGTTATCGAATGAACCAAAGTTCTCTGGGACATCTCCGCCACCAAGGAACTGACCAGCAGCTGCCTTGACACGAAGCTCAGGAGCCTCGAATCCACGAAGGAATCCAAGAACTACGCTTGGGTTTAGAGTTGCTGATGGAACTGGGATTAGGAACCAGTAGGCACCTGCTCCAGAGTTAATCTTGGTAATCCAGTCGTTAACAACAATCTCAACCTGAGAACCGATTGGGTTTCCAGTGATGGTCTTGGTCACGATTGAACCAACAGTAGCTGATGTCTCAACAGTCTGAACTGCAAGAATCTTTCTAGCAGTAAGCTCAAGCGCACGTGGGATTACCAATGCGAAGCGGCTTACAGGCTGGATTAGCTTGCCGTTGTACTGCTGTAGGTTTGCAGCCTGGATTGCC